TGGCTGACCTGAAGAAAGGCCAGCTCGACGCCATCAAGAGTGACCCGGAGCTGATCGTCCAGGACGTGGAAGCCAAGGCCAAGACCAAGGTTGAGCCGAGCGCTGACGAAGTGGCGATCGAACGCCAGAAGGCAGCGACCAAGAACGCGGCCGGCAAGAAGGCCTGGGGCGAAGCCGAGGTCAAGGCGCAGGCAGCGGCCGGTCTGGATGCAGCGGCCTGGGAAGCGCTGCCGCCGGCCGAGCGCGTGCCGCAGATCGAGGCGCACCTGGGCAAGGAAGGCTGACCGATGAGCTACATCACCCTCACGCAGCTGGCCGAGATCCCCGGCGCCCTGGAGCTGGCGCAGGTGGCCACGGCGAAGGACCAGCGCCCCGTGTCGGCCGCACTGATGGACGCCACGCTGCGCGGGGGTGATCGTAGCGCCTTCGACCCCACGGAAATCGTTCGCGCTGACGCCTGCGTGGCGCGAATCCAAGAAGCAATCGCCCAGGCCGGCGCGCTGATCGATGGCTACCTGGCCAAGCGCTATCAGCTGCCTTTGGCACAGATGGACACCATGCTGCCCACGTGGGCGAGAAGCATCGTGCGTTACCAGCTCCACGGCGATCGCATGTCAGATGAGCGCACCGATCCTGTTGTTCGGGATTACCGCGACGCAATGAATTTCCTGCGGCTGATCGCCAAAGGCGAATTCCACCTGGGCGGCGCCGACCCGACCACCGGCACCAGCGGCCTGGGCGACTTCATCATCAATCCCGGCAACAAGGTGTTCGGCAGGGACGGCCGGCCGTGACCGTTGGCCCCTTCCCAGTCGGGGCGATCATTGCCCGTCTCCAGGAGCAGGCCAAGGTGCTGCTCGAAGTGGGCAGCGCTGCTGACCTCAGCACCGCGTTGGAGCAGCAGCCCAAGTCGATCGTGGCCGCGTTCGTGACAGCTGCCGAGCTGGGCCAGCGCTCGAAGTATTCCACGAACGGCCTGCACATCCAGGACGTCGACGTCACGATCCGCGTGGTGCTGTTCGTCCGCAACTATGCGGGGGAAGCGGCGGGAACAGGCGCCCGCGAGCAGATGGACACAGAAGTGATCCCCGCTGTACGCCAGGCGCTGGTCGGGTGGACCCCGGTCGACGCCTTCGATGCGCTCTCCTTCCAGGCGGGCCGCGACGAAGCCTTCAAGGCCGGCTGGCTGGTCAGCCAGCAGGTGCTTACCACCAACTACCGCATGCAGGTAACGCGATGACCAACAAACCCACCCCGATCAGCGGCGGCGCCTGGCGCGTAATCGATGGCGCCCTGGTCGATGAAACCAAGGCGAGCCACGCGCCGCCCCCGGTCGCGCCGAAGGCCGCCACCGAGGCGGCGAAGCCTCCGCGCCAGCGGAACACCACCACCCAGGCTCCCACCGAGGAATAGCCACATGGCACAGCCCCAACTCGAACCCTTCAAGCGTCGCGGCCTGGCGCTGGCCGTGCGCGCCGCCGCCGGCAGTCCTGTCGTGCCGGCGCCGGCAACCAATGGCGTCCTGCTCTTCAACGGCACCAGCGGGACCGAGTTCGACAAGATCGAACGTCCCATCGACCGCCCGTTCCTGACCGGCCAGCCCTTCGCCGTGGGCGCGCGCCGCGCCTACATCGAGGGCGAATTCGAGCTGTACCCGCCGACCTCGCCAGGCGGTGCCGCTGACAGCGATCCCGATTGCGGTGTGCTGTTGCTGCCGGCCGGTATGACCGTGGTCAAGGACGCCACGGAGAAAACCACCCGCTACAACCCCATCAGCGTGAACATGGCGCTCAGCGATGCGAAGTTCTGGCACGCCGGCACCGTGAAGCATGTGCAGGCCGCCCGCCACAACCTGACCAGCCTGGCCATCACTGTCGGCGATCGCTTCAAGGGCAACGTTCGCGTCCAGGGCGACTACGAGACCATCGCCGAGGAAGCCCTGCCGGAGATCGTCCTGCCGACCACGGTGCCCACCGTCGCCAGGGCGGACAACACCGTGACCAAGATCAGCGTGCTGCCGGGCGGCGCTGCGCTGACCGTCTGGGCCAAGTCGCTCTCGGTGGACCTGGGCAACACAATCACCCCCAAGGAATACACCTCGCACAAGGAAACCGGCATCACCGATCGCGCGCCGACCTGGACGCTGCGCCTGGCCAGGACCGCCCTGGCCGACTTCAATCCCTGGACGCTGCGCGATGCTGCAACCCCGCTGGCCATCTCGCTGCGCCTGACTGAGCAGAGCAAGCTGTACAGCGAGCTGGGCATTCGCGGACAGATCGACACCATCAACGAGGTGGAGATCGATGGCGACTACGGCTGGGAGCTGTCTGGCCCGTGCGTGGCCAGCGATGCCGGCGGTGACGAGCTTTACATCGAATTCGGCGATTCCACGCCGTAAGCGAGCTACACTCCGCCCATTAGCCCCGCCACGCGCGGGGCTTCTTTTTTGCACTAACGGTTGTTAATCCCGATCGCGCAAAGCGCGCAGGCAAAGTGTTCCTGTCCCGTTCAAACGGGCATTGAACTACCTTCCCTAAAGGATTCAACCCCATGCTGAAACTCAAGAAAACCGCCACTGTGTCCCGCCCGGTGAAGCTGCGGCTGCCGACCGACAACCCGGACACCTTCAACGAAGGCACCATCACTGTCGGCGTCAAGATCCTGACCAAGGAACAGCTGAAGGATCTGGCCGACGCCGAGATCCACGACACCGAGTATCTGCGTCAGATCCTGGTGTCCGTGTCCGGTCTCGGCGATGAGAACGGCAACCCGATCGAAGGTGATGCCGCCCTGGCCGAGGTCTACACCGGCCCCTGGTCGACCTACCTGCAGAACGCCATCCTCCAGGACTACTGGGAGCATTACGGCGACGTCCGCGTAAAAAACTCCAAGCCGTCGCGCGGGCGCTAGTTGGGAAGGGTCCCCGCACTGGCGGCAGCGATCGGAACCATGAACCCGATTCTGCCGTCAGTGCGACGGACTTTCTGCGTGACGGTTCAGTCAGCACGGGCGACTTCCTGCGTGACGGCGGAGATCCAGAAGGCGCCGACGAACCGATCGAGGTTCTCGAAGAGAACTGGATTGCCGTTGCCGTGTTCCAGCGCTGCCAGCCTGACTGGATTCCCGTTGGCCTCGGCTCGCTGAAGTACGGCGGCATCAGCGCCACCGAGATTCGGGCCGCAGCAGACCTGCTCAACATAGATCGCGCCCACTACCCCGACATCTTGTTCTGCCTGGATGTCTTGATCGAAGCAACCCGCGACGCCTACTCCGTGGCCGCATAGGTGCCCCAGTGAACCCCACCGTCACCCTCCGATTGACCGCCGACAACAGCAGGCTGGTGCCTGTCACGCGCCAATCCAGGGAGGAAGTGGCGCAACTGGGTAAAGCATCGGCGGCCATGGGCCAGCAGGCACGCGCTGGTGCTGCCGGTGTTTCCTCTTTGGGCAACGCGTCAGACCAGGCCGCCCGCAAGGTCTCTGCCATGGGTGCGGTGGTGAACGTCGCCCGTACCGCTGTGGCCGGTGTTGTCGGCGCCCAGGCTGTGGCGTCGGTGGTCAAGCTGTCGGACGAATACGCCAACATCAGCGGCCGTCTGAAGTTGGCCACGGACGGCCACAAGGCGTTCACCCAGGCCCAGTCAGAGGTGTTCAACATCTCCCAGCGGACCTCGACCGCCCTGGAGAGTACCGCCACTCTGTATGCCCGCCTGGCGCAGTCCACGGCGGAATACGGTATCAGCCAGCAGCGCCAGCTTGCGCTGACGGAGTCGATCAACCGTACCTTCACCATTTCTGGCGCCAGTGCGGTCGCCGCGTCCAACACCATCACCCAGTTCACCCAGGCACTCGCTGGCGGCGTGCTGCGCGCTGAAGAGTTCAACTCGGTGATCGAGAATTCGCCGCGCCTGGCACAGGCGCTGGCCGATGGCCTCGGCGTTGGTATGGGCGAGTTGCGCAAGATGGTCAACGATGGGCAGGTGTCCATCGACAAGATCGTCGGTGCCCTGGAGAACCAATCGGCAACGATCCAGGCGGAGTTCAATCAGATGCCCCTCACGGTCGAGCGGGCCATGGTGCAGCTGCGCAACAGCGTCACCCGCTACATCGGCGAAGCGTCCCAGGAGCTGGGTGCAGGCAGCGGCCTGGCCGAGGGGGTGGCCTTCCTCGCGCAGAACATGGAGGCGGTCGGCCAGGCAGCCAACGTGCTGGCGGTGGCCTTCGGCGGCAAGCTGGTGGCCAACATCCTGCAGGCGACGGCGGCAAAGATCGCGTCAGCTGCCGCCAGCCGCGAGTTGGCCCGGCAGGAGCTGGTCGCGGCCCGTGCCGCCGAGGTGCAGGCCGCTGGCCAGCTCTCCATGGCGCGGGCCGGCATGAGCGCGGCAGGTGGTGTTGCAGCAGCCGAACAAGCGCTGGCAGCGGCCCAGCTGCGCACCGCCGCCGCTGCACAGGGAGCGTCGGTGGCGCTGACTGCTAAGGCAGCGGCGATGCGCGGCCTAAACGTGGCCATGAGCGCCTTCGGGGGGCCGGTAGGCCTGGCCATCACCGCCTTGTCGCTGTTCGTCCTGTGGCTGCGCAACAGCGATAAGGAAGCCAAGGAGCTGTCCAAAACCGTGACGGCTGGGTTCCAGGCCGCCATCGGGACGCTCCAGGGCTTCAACCAGGAAACCGCCAACGCCTCCTTCGCCAACCTCGCCGGGTCCATCGAGACGCTCGACAAGGCTGGCCAGGAAGTGGACAAGCTGCGCGCGCGGTACGCCGACCTGGTGAGGACAAAGAACATGTGGGTGGCCCGCACGGGCAACACACCGCCAGGCTTCGAAAAGGATCTGCGGTCTGCCGCCAACGCGCTCGACTCTGCCCGCGTGCGCCAGGAGCAGCTGACGGCCGGCTACGAGCGGTCGATCGACGTAGCCGCCGACCTGGTGCTGAAGTCGGCCGGCATCACCAACGCCACCAATACCCAGCGAGCGTCCCTGGAAGAACTGTTGAAGCGCCAGGCCACCTCTGGCCAGACGCTGCAGCAGAACATGCCGCTGCTGACCAAATGGGCGACTGAGCAGTTCAATGTCGATACGGCCAACCGCCTCGCCAGCGCCAGCTTCGACAAGGTGGCCAGTGCCGCGCAGGCGTCGGGCGCGGCGATCAAGGCCGCGCTGCAGTCGGTCAACGAGGGCTTGGACAAGCAGATCAACACGCTGCAGCTGCAGCTGATCGAGCAGACCCAGGGCAAGGCCGCGCGTATGCGCGCCGAGTTCATCACCGCCGCCACAGCGCAGGGCTTGGACCCCACCAGCGCCGACTATCAGAAGCTGCGGGCCAAGAACGAGCAGGCGATCGCGCTGACGCTGTCCATCGAGCGCCAGACGAAGGCCACCCAGGCAGCCACCAAGGCTGACACGGACAGCGAGCGTAAGGCGGAAGAGGCCAAGCGCAAGCGAGAACAGCTGATCGAAACGCAGGCGCGTTACACCGCAGAGGCGGCGCTCACTGCTGCCGAGCTGCGCGGACCTCTTGCCGCTGCCCAGGAACGCCAGAAGCAACGTGAGGCCGAACTGGACAAGGAGCTGGCCAAGGGCAACATCACCCAGGCTGCGCGCAACGACCTGGTCAAGGCGTCGACCGCCGAGCTGGCCAAGCAAACGCAGGAACTGAATCGCCGGCAGCAGGCGCCGCAGGCGCTGCTGGGCGACATGTCGGCCGAGCTGCAGGTTCTAGGTCTGCTGGGCGACGCGCGAGAGCGCGCGCAGCGCCAGATGCGCGCCGAGCACGATATGCGCCAGGCCATCAACGAGGCCAACGAGGCCGGCGCGGGAATCAATGCGGAGATGACGCAGAGCCTGGTCAACCAGGCGGCAGCCTATGCCGGGCTCTCCATCCAGGTCGAGCGCAACGCGGGCTACCTGGAGGAGCTGGCGCGTGTCGGCGGCGACACCGTCGGCGGCATTGCCGATCTGCTGATCGATGCGTTCGACGATGGCCTGGATCAATCCAAGAGCTTCTTCGACCAGCTGAAGGACATCTTCAAGCGCGGTTGGCGCGACCTGGCCAGGACGGTCATGGAGCAGAATTTTGTGCGCCCGATGCAGGACATGTTCAACCAGATGCTGAGCAAGGGCACCTCCAGCCTCTTCGGTGGCGGAACCGGCGGCAGCTGGATGAACACCCTGAGCGGACTGTTCGGCAAGGGTGACAGCAGCTGGCTTGGCACGCTCTCGGGGCTGTTCGGTAAGGGCGTGGGAGCCAACGCTGCGGCGAGCGCCGGCTCACTGATGAACTTTGGCAATGTCGGCAATCTGGCCGGGGTTGCGGGCGCCAACAGCGGCATCCTGACCGGTGCCGGCGCAGCGAGCAGCGCTGCAGGCGCGGGTGCGGGCGCCGGGTCGGGCGCACTGGCGGGGCTGACCGCGATCCCGATCGCTGGTTGGATTGCGGCCGGCATGATGCTCAACAGCAGCTTCTACAAGCAGGGCTGGAACATGGACGGTCAGACCACCGACATGACGGAGACCCTGTTCAAGTCCACCGCTAAGGGCAACTTCCTCGGCCCCGTCCTGGGCACCATGACGGCTGGCATCGGCGCGGTCGATCGCCTGCTGAAGGGCTTTGGCCTGGGCAGCTCGGCCGCGTCGCTGATCTCGGGCAGCGCCCTGTGGTCGCGCGCCTTCGGTCGCCAGGCGCCCAAGGTCACCGGCCAGGGCATTGAGGGCTCGTATGGGTTTGATGGGTTCTCCGGCCGTAGCTATGCCGACATCAAGCAAAAGGGCGGCTGGTTCCGCAGCGATAAGAAGTGGACCCAGTACGGCGACGTCGATCCAGGCATCAGCCAGCTCTTCAGCTCGGCGGCGGCCCAGGTAAAGAGTGGCGTATCCGAGCTGGCCAAGCAGCTCGGGATGGATGTCAGCGGCCACCTGGCCAACGTGCGCGTGGATATCGGCAAGCTGCAGCTGGACGCAGACCCGGAGAAGGCAAAGGCCCAGCTCGAAGACGCCGTCAACAAGATGGTGGCAAACCTGTCGGGCGAGGCAGTCAAGGCATTGGGTCTGTCGAGCCTGATGGACAAGGGCTTTGAGGCAACCGACATCATGGGCGCCGCCGCTGGCGCGGTGGGTTTGACCAATGGGTCAGTGGAAGAGCTGTCGGCCACCTTGGACGTGTTCCAGCGTATGGCCAAGGAATCGGGCCGGACGCTGACCGAGCAGACGGAGGCGATGGCCAGCGCCGCCAAGAGCTACTCCGAAGTGGCCGCGTCCGCCCAGGAAGACGTGGCCACGGCCGGGCTCAGCTCGTTTGCCAAGTCCATGCTGTCTGTCCGCCGCGAAGAGCAGCAGCGCATTGCGACCCTGAAGGAACAGGCCAGGGCGCTCGGCGGCCTGTCGGCACGCGAATCGGACTTGATGGCTGTGCGCCAAGCGGCCGAACAAAAGGCCAATGACCTGGTGAAGTCGCTGCAGTCCGAGCTGGTCGACCTGGCGCTGAGTCGCGTCAACGATCAGATCCAGCGCTTGGGTGGCTCGGCGGAGGGCGCCAGCGACAAGCTGGGCGACTTCCTCAACTCCCTGCGCCTGAGCGACACGCTCTCGGTCAACACCGATGCGCAGAAGCGCTCCACCGCTTCGGACCTGATGAAAAGCGCCGCTGCAAGCGGCAACGTGGACAGCTTCATTACCTACGCCCAGCGGTTCCTGGAAGTCAGCCGCGCCATGAACGCATCCGGGTCTCGCTACCAGGCCGACTACGCCGAGGTCATGCGGATGGCACAGCAGTTCGGGGCCGATGGCAGCGCCAACTCGCTGGAGCAGCTTTATGCCCAGCGCGAGGCCCTGCAGGCGCAGCAGGAGGCCGCTGCTCGGCTGGATCGTGCCCAGCGTATCGCCCAGGGCGTTGCAGACCTTGCCGGCGTCAAGGGCGGCGATCCGCTGGAGATCCTGCGCAACACCACGGGCATGACCCCCGAAGACCTGGCAAAGGATCTCGGCCTGTCGATCGCCGAGCTGTCGGAATACCTCACCGCGCAGAACACCGACCTCAGCGACTTGGCCGAGATCCTCAACGATCTTCCTACCCGCATTGCCATGGCTATGGTTGCCGCGCTGCGGGGCGAGACGCTCCCCACCGCGTCCTTCAGTGGCCGCAACTCCAGCGCCCCTGGCGAGCTGACCTCACCCGGTTACGGTCCTTCGGAGCCGCTCCTGGTTGAAATCCGTGACGGCATCCGGGCACTGGGTCGCAGCACGGAACAGCGAGCTTTGAACGACCTATGACGCGTCCTGTACTGCTGTTGGAAATCGGCGACATTCCTCTGCCGGCAGTGACGCCGGCAGTCGCTCCTGCGGGCAACTGGTCGCAGGCGGTTTACACGCCGCCCGCCGTGGTACCGCCGATTCCCGAGGTCACGCCCACGCCAGTGGCTGATGGCATCCTCCTGGAATGGGAGCCCGTCCGTGTTGGCTACGTCCAGTACATCATTGAGCGATCGCGTGCAGCTACCGGGCCCTGGGCAGAAATCGCCCGCACCTCGGCGACTCGCTACCTGTACACCGGTCCGCGCGATGGGCTGTGGTACTTCCGTGTAACGGCCAGCGTGAATGGTCGGCCGGGGCTGGGCGGCATCGCAAACGGCCAGTCCAAGGACGTGCCGGGAATGCAGGAGATTGTCGACCACATCAAACAGTCGGAAATCGGGCAGCAGCTCGTCACTGCGATCGACGGCATCGATGTCAACTCAGAGACGATTGTTAAGCAGGCCCTGGAACAGTACGAACTGGCCAACGGTACTCGGCAGAATCGCGCGTACATCGCGCACTTGGAGGAGACCTCGGTCACCGTTGAGCAGGCGCGAGCCATGGTCCAGGACACGGTTGCTGCCGAGACAGGCCCGATTCGGGCGATCGTCCAGGAGACGAGCGAAGCGGTTGCAGACCTCAATGGGAAGTCCTCGGCTTCCCACTCGATCCGCACGCAGCTGAACATCAACGGCAAGCACTACATGGCCGGCGTCGTGGTAGGCGTCTATTCCGATGGCGACCTGGTGCAACGTGAAGTTCTGGCACTGGCCGATACGTTCGGTGTGCTGTCCACGGCCTCCGACGGCACCGTGTATTCACCGTTCATCATCAACAACGGCAAGGTCTACATCAACCAGGCCTTCATTGGTGACGGGTGGATCAACAACGCCATGATCGGCAATACGATCCAGTCGGACAACTTCCTCTGGGACGACGCGGCGGGGATCTACCGTGGGTGGCAGATCCTGAAGAATGGCCAGGCCCGGTTCGCGGGCGACGTGCTGGTGCGCGGCACCGTGATTGCCGAGGCGATCTCCGGCAGGTTCCAGCGCACCCAGGTGTTCACCTGGTCGGGCGTCCTGAGTGCGGACTTCACTGGCTTCACCAGCGAGTTTGTCCTGGACGCGCCTATCCGTTACGGCGACAGCCACCAGCCCGTGCTGATGATCGAACTGTC